TACAGTGTAATCTTTCATCTTATGGGCAAGGCTTGCAGCTGAAGTACAAGTTACACTCATCACATTGCATTTCTTGATAAGGTCAGACCTCTGCAAACCACCCTGAGGGCCTTTGTAGAAGAAGAATGCCTCATCATTCTTGCAGATGAGCTTTGCAGCTCCAGCAGGACTTGAATCACTGAGGTTGTTGGCAGCTGTTGCATCCTTAGGCTGTGTGCCTGGATCCTTGATGTTGGATGTAGTAGCATTCAGCACATAAAGCTGTCTCGATTGATTTTCTGTGTACATAATAAAAAGGTTTTAAGTTATACATTTGCCTCCGTTTGTTACTGGAGACGGTTATTGTCCTTTACCATCTATCCAAATGGTTTTTGCAAGAGCCACTGCCCTCTGTAATATCTCATCGTGCAGAGATTCATCAAGCTGACATTCGGTTTTTTCCCAAATACCATCTATAGTCATATCCTCATTAAAGGTCTCAAGAACTATTGGCTTGAGTTTCTCCAAATACCGCACATAATAAGAAGCAATTTCTTTCTCACTGACAATCTCCACAATGTTGTCTTTGAAATCAAGTCTGAGTGCCTTGTTACCGTAAGCACCTCTGAAAGGGTTTTTTCTAACTTTATGATATTGGTCTTGTGTAATAGGAATAACCTTTAGGAAAGCACCTGAATCACATTTGTTCTCAGACTCTGGCATGAAAGCTGATTCATAAGTGATGAACCATAGGTTTTCTGGAAGCTTGAAGAACTTTGACTTCTGGTCAACACCTTTTGGAAGTGGATTTTCATCTGAAGGCTCTAGAGGAGACAAAGAACATTCTCTTATAATAGATGCAAGATACCTTCTAAGTTGCTCTGTTTGCTCAAATCCTTCTAAAAGTGGATTTCTGCCATTATACAAGGACACCACAACATCTTCCTGTGCTTTTGTTAAGAGGACACTTTTTTCATAAGTGTTGAGTCCTGGAGCCTTGTTACTGGCAATATTGTTCCAATAAATGTCAAACCTTATGTCAAATTCCCTGTTGTTCATATCTTATTCCTGTTGCTTTAATTTTGCTTGAAGACTGAACAAAACCTCTTGGTTCTTTGGCAGTGAAAGCCACTTGGCTGCATTGCTGAACACTGGGTCTTGACCATCTGAGCACATTGGTGTGTTGGTGTCTTTGACATAGAGGAAACCACCTCTGTCAGCGATGATTCCAGCAAGAGTGGCTTTGCGAATGAGAACCTTGACATCAAGAAGTCCATCATCAACAATAGTTGTGAACATCTTGGCATTCTTGGTGCTTGCTTTAATAAGGTCTGAAACTTGTGTCTGGAACCATTCCCTCGATGTGTTGCTTGAGAACTTCTTGCCAAGCATTGTCTCAGCAACAAGCCTGAGAACATCAACATCATCAGAAATCTTACCAAGCTTCATGAAAGCGTTGATGGTGACATCTGTTCCTTCCTGTGCATTTCTCTTCTCATCACCTTCCCTGATGATAACATACTCATAGGTTTCCCTTGGCATGTTTTGATAATCTTGCATTGAGGGACAAATCTTGTCTTTGTTCATCAACAGAATCTTGTAGGAAATGTAATCAATGGGCTTGGAAAGGTCCAATATGTTGTCTTTCTTTGTAAGCCTTACTGTAGAGAGTCCTGCTGGATTTGCATTACTCCAGAAGTTCTCTTCAGCTGGTTGCTTGTAGATTGATAAAGCGTTTTTCTCAAGACCCATTACCCTTTCAAGACAGTCTTTCTCCTCATTGGTGAGCACATTCACAAAGTTGTTGCTCTTTTGCATCTTTGGAACAGAGAAAATCCTGATGGCATTATCATGCATACCGTCACCCAAAATATGATTTGAGTCAGTGACAATACCGTTGTTCTTAGGCAACTTTCTGACAATCACAATCTCGTTTCTCAAGCAGTTGTATTCCTCTGTTTCATTCATCTCAGTGTTCTTGTTTCTTCTTTCCATTTTTGAACTCTTTTGATTTGTTAAAGTAAATGGCAGAGGGGATACCCCCCTGCCTGTATTGTATTACTCAAGAATGTCTGGAATAATCCTCATTGTCCTTGTTGGGTCCCAAACAACAATACCGCTGTCTGCCATCTTGTGGATAGTTGCAGCATCCTCATCGTTGCTCATGTGGTCATTGTCCCAAGCACCAGTGAAAGGATTACGCATACCTGCTTCATAACCACGGCACTCTTCTGGATGTCCCTTAATCTTACACTTCTGGATATTAGGACTAACACTTGAGCCAAGGTCAAGGATATCAAAAATGTAAGAGGATGCTGGACCTCCCAGTGGGTGCATTACCTTATAGCCACTGTGGTTAATGTTGTCATAACTCATGTCAATCTCAAGAGTGATTGCGATACCCATAGGAGCCACAAACTCTGTTACCTGAGGAGCCACAACCTTCAATGCACCACCATAAGGAGCCGCCTTGTTGGAAGTCTTCTGAATGAGACCAAGATTGGTACCTTCAAAGTCAAACATGGCTTTCCATCCAGAACCATCCTTGAGGGCTGCTTTCTGGAACAAGGCTCCACCTTTCTCACCAGTCTTCAAAGTCACCTTTCTCTTATTGAAATCAGTCCTTCCTGCAAAGAGGTCATAGAGGGCATTCTCAATAAGCTTCAACGAGAAGTCATTGTAGTAGAACACATTTCCTCTCTCAATCTGCTCAAAGAGTCCAGCACCAGTCCTGATAGCATCACCAGATACACCAATGTTCATGTATTCACCATTGGCATTGCGATTACTTCTACCCCAAGCCCAAGCATAGTTCTTGTAGTTGCGGAATGTCTTCTCAAGCTCAAAGTCAACATTGTGCATCCATGTATGGACTTCCCTTATACCCTTGTTACCTTCCTTAATTGGAAGAGCAATGGCAAGTTTGTCATCCATCACATCACCAGAAACCTTGTGATGGATACGGATATGTGACCATTCATTCCTTACAGTCACAGGAACTGCATGACGAATACCACCAACTCTCCTTGAAAGACCACCTTCAACAAAAGCTGCACCATAAGAGAAAAGCTCACCCGGCTTCAATCTCTCAGAAGGAACACCTGCTGTAATACCTGCCATGGTCTCAACCTTGTAAACATAGTTAGAACCCTCTTCCTTGGGGTCTTCAAGAACACGCAGTGGATAACGGTTTCCAAGGTTACCTTCAATAGTCTCACCTTTGAAGAACCAGTGTTCCCTGAACACAAGGTAGAAAGGAGCTGTACCAGCACCAACCATAGTGGGATTGTTGGGGTCATGTGTCACCACTGTGCCATTCTCATCCCTTGCTTCAATAAGCGGAATAAGCCTGTCAGTAGAGCCAATCACATCCCATACATAATCATCGCCACTCTCAAACTCCTTCACTGGAAGACCTGAGAGCATTGTGTCAAACGTAGTGCCACCTTCGAAAGCCATAAGCTGCACCATAACACCTGAGACTTTCTGCACTCCCTTGGCACCAAAGAGGCTGCTGATGTGATTCCTCTTGGTAATCTGGGCTCCCCAACCTCGGAAATGCCTCATTGTAAACTGTCCAATTTGTCCTGCCATAATATAATTTTCTTTTTAAGCGGTTAAGATATTTGCTGTCTATTACAGCGCAAGTTCCCAGTTTGACCTGTCATCATCAAAAGCATCATTAGCAAGATTAAGCACTCCGTCAGAGTTTCTCCTTGTGTTGTTGATGACACTCTCAAGCTCAGCAAAACCCTTTTTCATACCTTCCTTGACTTTTCCCTTCACAATCTTTTCCATGTCTTTGAAACCATTGGTGATTGTATAGAGAATCCCCATGTTGGCAGCATATTCCTTAGGATGCTCCATCTGGTATTTCTGTAGTTCTGTGAGAACTCTGCCATCTTTCAATTTGACCACTGGCTTTGTAATGTTCTCATAAGCTTTCTGTCTTGTCACCTTGTCAACCTTGAGACCTCCAAAGAAATCACCTTTTTCCATCATGTCCTTGATGCTGGTTGCCATTGCCTCATCTTCTTTTCTTGCTTGCTCTGCTCTTTGGTTGAACATGTTCTGGAAGTCATTCACCTGTCTTGTAAAGTAATTCTTGCAAGCAGTGTAAGCTTCTTTAGCATCCTCAATGTCAGTTCCATCAGCAATGCTTTTCTCAATCATCTTGTTAGCTCTCTCCTCTGAGAATCCCCTGTTGATGTAATCTGTCAACATGATTTGTCTCCTTGCTTTCTCACCTTCATCACCTTCAGCACTAAGAGCATTGATGAAATTCTCATTGTTGAGAATACCCAAAGTATTCATGCTTTGGTTATAAGCTTTCATCTCATCGGTAGTAGCACCTCCATTGAGGGCATCCTCAAGCCTTCTTGCTCTCTCATTGAACTCCAGTTTTACCCTGTCATCAAACAATTTTCTGAAATCACTTGCGCCTTTGACACCTTTCAGTGTCTCGTCATCAAGGTCAGGGAAAACACCTTCATCACGCAATGCCTTGGCAATGGAAAAGAAGAGGTCGTTGTTTTGAGTACCAGCGTCACTAGATGCAGGTGTCTCCTTGCCCCTTGCGTTTCCACTACCTACGCTCTCTGATGTTAATCCCAAGTCTGAGAAATCCACCTCGGTAGTGTTATCTTTTGTTTCTTCTGTATTTTCTGTTTTTTCAGAGGTGTCCTGAATCTCCTCTGTCTCATTGTTGCTTTCGTCAAAGAAGTTTGTCACTTCCTCATTACTCAGCATGTCCAAACTCAAACCTTCCATATCTTTTCCTTTTTTTTGTTAAAACTTGAAGCAAAAGTAAATAAAGGCTTGGGAGAAGGAAATGGCATAAATTTTCAACTTATACTCATATAAGTGTGAGCAATAAAAATCCTCCCTACTTTCACAAGCAAGAAGGAGAAAATCTAAACTGTATTAGTAATCAAAATACGTTGTGACTCAGATGGGGCTCCAACCCATGACAACCATCCTTAGGAGAGATGTGCTCTATGCACCTGAGCTACTGAGCCATAAAAAAGAGGGTAGGGAGTAAACATACTATCCAACAATAAAAACCATCTGACTGAAAAAAGCTAATCACCGATTACCCTACCCTCTTTAGAGAATTTACGCAATGCAAATTTATACAAGAAATTGTATAAAGATAACTGTAATTTATATAAAACAAATACGTTCACTTTATTTAACGCATAAATCTTGTTCTTGTATTGATTTGAATTTATTTTTGCCAAGACTTCACGCCAGAAGTCCTTAACACACTTGAGCCCCCCTGTAGTGATTACAGGGTGGCTTTTCATTTCTTAGGAGATTGTGAAGCTTTTTCCTTGGCTATTCTTTCCTGACTCTTAATCTTTTCCCTCTCAAGAGCCATCTTCTCTCTGTCAAGTTTGTTTTTCTCCCTGAATTCTTGTTCCTTTCTCTCAAGCTCTCTTCTGTCTTTCTCAGAAAGTGGCTGGATAGGAGTTTCAGTGAATCCTGATGCTCTTGCAACAGAAGCATCAATGCTTGACTGTGCTTGTATCTGGGCAATGAGAAGTTTAGTGTCATTATCCCTCTCGTTGAGCCTGTCTTGCTGCTCCATCTCAAGTTGCTTCTGTTGTGCCTGAGCTTCCAACATTTGCTGTTGCATCTGCTGTTGCTGCTGCATCTGTTGCTCTTGCTGTTGTCTTATCCTCTTCTCACAAGCCTCAATCATCCTTATCTTCTCAGCAAGCGAGTCTGAAGTGTAGAGTTTCATCATGGTGGAGAAGTCTATCAACTGATTCTGAAGACCTGCCTGAGCCAAAACATCCATCTTCTGATGCAAAGCTTGCATCATAGGGGTATTGTCAACAATGATTCCATAGTCACACTCACAGAACTCATCACCGTCTATCTCCATAATCTTCCTCGAACCATCAGATGTAATGTACTCAAACTTCTTCTTTCTTCCCCTCATGGCAGCTTTGGCTGTCTCAAGAAGGCATTCAAGTTCCCTTCTTTTCAAGTTCTCATGCTGTGCAAACAAACTTTCTGTAATGTGGCTTGATTGAAGTGTTGCCCTCTCAACACCTCCCACAGTTTCCCTGTTGCTTATCTGTCCTTCTCTTTGAGGTGATATGCCAACAGCCTTTCCCATTTGCTGGTCTATGAGTTCAAGAAGCTGGAAGTTGTACTGTATCTCATTACCAACAGAAGCATCAATAACACCGTTGTTTGCGGTATTTAATCCTGCATAAAGCTTACCCGTGGCAGCACCTTTCTTTCCCTCATTGAATGAATCTCTCACAGCAACATGCAAGGTTTTAGCAAAGTACATCCACTTGCTCACATCCCATGAGTCTGGAACACTGGCTGAGTCAAATATTGTGAGCTTTCCCAAATTGGATTCAAGAAGTTTATATAATTTGTCATACACAGCATCATACAAATAAGCGTAAGGCTTCATCTTATCAACCATTGAAGGAGAGTTTGAAGAACCTATGTTATACAGTTGTCCTATGATACCAAAATGACATCTTGAAGGATTTGAAAGTGAATTATATTGCACAGGTCTTGGTCTTATGTTCACATAGATATCTGTGCCTATCTTGGTTCCTTCCCAAGCCTCGTTTATCCAAAACACCTCTTCTTCCTCACCCCTCATTTTGTCTGGAACATAAGTTTCTGGATAAAAGTGAAACTCTTCCTCACCTGTCTGTGAATCATAAGACTTTATCTTCTTTATCTTTCTTCTTGATTTCCAATAAACCCTGAGCACTCTGACATTTCCCTGATTGTCAAAAGGTGCCATAATGTGGTTATAGGAATCTCCAAAAAATGTAGAGATGAACTCAGAGTTGGCATTAGGGTATTCCTCAAACATCGACATGTCTATGAACTCATTCCTTTCATCCCAATCATCACTTCCAGGACCAGATTTACCTGAGAGTACATTTTCAAGATAAGTGATATCTTTCGGTTTCAGAACATCATAGTAATTATCGTAAACCCACCCTATGCTCTTGTATGATTCATAAACAATCATGTCAGCATCTTCCATTCTATTAGAATTGCCAGACCTGAATACTCTGAGATGAAGAGGATCAAGTTTCTCAACAACAGGCTCACCACCAACAACATCATTGAGATATGCCTCTTCTTTAACAATCATGGCATCCATGATACCGTGTGTGTCAAACAAGTCTTTGAGGTCATATTCCTTTATGTAATGTTTGAGAAGTTCTGTAGCCCTCACAACTCTGAAATCCTTGTATTGATATGTGAAAAAATCACCTTGCTCCTCAAGTTTCTTATCAAAATCCTCCTCTGAAACAGCAGAAGACTGCACAAGGCTTTGGAGGCTCTGATAAATTACATCTCTTTTCAGATTCTCAATTTCACTCACCATATTGGGATTGGTCACAACAACATTCCATGTGAACTCCCTGTTGATGCACTCTCCTCTTAAAAGCTCAAGTTTGGCATTAATAATGGGATAATGCTGTATTGACGTTGGTATATGGTTGGCTTTCAACTTATGGGGATTGAGTACATATTCTATATCCTCAGTGTGGAGTTTCATGTTCACAAGGTCATAGTTGATTCTTTTATGCAACACTGATTTCCTAACAGGAGAATAGAACATTTCAGACCCTTTGGAATCTGCATAGTCAATGCACTTTTTCCTCCACTTCATTCCTTTTTGTTTATAAGACAGCTGCTGGCATGGAAAGCCATTTGGTATATCTACACTATTCATAATGTCAAGTTTTTGAGCAAAAATAAGAACACATTTGTTTCAGAGCAAACCCATTAGTCTTTTACTAATTATCCCATAACTCAAACTGATGGTCATAATCTACTGGTTTCTTGTAATTGTCAGTAAAATAAGGGTCATTCAACTTGTTATCAGGGTCATAGGCATCCTCATTTCCAAACTTGTATTCTCCTCCCATATACTTCAATTTGTCTTCTCTTAGAAGCATCAGCATACCAAGACTACTTACACGGTCAAAGTTTCCAAGTGGATTCCATTGTGAAAGTTCTATAAGAAGAGCTTTGTTCTTAATAAAATAAAGGTTAGGGACTGTCACCTGTTTCTCCTCTTCACCTTCTTTGACAAACTTCTCTTTAGGTAAAAGAAGCCACTTAGCTATCAACTGTCTTGCCCATCCATTAACTGCAAGAGTAGCGTTTGTACCTTTTGCAACATTACCGTATCCCCTTGTTTTCACCATCTGTTTATCAACAAGTATCTCAAGGGTATCTGTAAGGAGATAAGTGGAGTTCATCTTCACAAAGTGTGCATACAAACCTTTTTTATTGTTTTCGTAATTAAGTCTTCCATTATAAAACAAACAGAGTCTTCTTGTTATCTCAAAGTAATCGTCAGCCATAGGTGGTCTTCCTGTATATTCAGCAACAATTCTGTCTGTCCAAAGGTCAAGTACAAAAGTAGAACCAAGAGAGTTGGTTGTAGATTCATCGTTGTCATAGGGGTCACTCGACAAAATGTATCTTCCTTCATACACATTATCCTTGTCATCTTTTTGTGGCATCTCAAATATCTCCACAGCGCCTTTCATATTCTTATTGTCCTTAGAGTTGTAGAATCTTATTGGAACATCAGATGTAGGAGAGAACTCCACCTTGTCATCATTGATTACAAGTTGTCCTGTGTAAACATTATCATAAAAGTTGGGGTCAGAGTTAATCTCAAGAAGCCTGTTGTCAATATCCACTGTTGGAAACAATGTAGTGGTACTTTTAATCATAGCCTCTGCTGGAGTGAAAGGCATATTACTCACAACTTTGATGATAGTTGTAGGGTCATCAGTTTGATATTTGGCGGCATACCTCTCCATCAACCTAAACAAAAGTGAGGCTGTTACATCAGAAACCCCATCTTTGTTGTAAAATCCTTTGGTACACACATAGGCTGGAGTGAACAATGCAAACCAAGGTCTTCCTTGATTGGGTTTGTCCCACACATTTGGTAAGGCATAAACATCATATCCTTGTGGGTTATAGACAAGTTCTTGAGCTCCATGGAAATCAGAATCACTATCACCACTGGTACCAACTAAGTATGCAAATCCGTAAACATACTTACCTTCTTTCATTCCATCCCTCACATTGTTATAAATATCAATAAGTCCCTTGAATGAACCAAACTCCTCAAATAATATGTCACCACGTTTACCACGTATTTTACCTTCATCATCTTTTGAAGACAGTCCTAAAAGAATATTCTGGTCTCCAGTATCAGCTCCAGTAAGCTTATCTTTATAACCAGATTTCCATGACATCTTGTGTGGTGAATCTATCAACATTCTTCTTGGAAATTGTGTGTGTTCAGCAAGAAATGACTTAATTGGGGTAAACTTTGAAAGAGTACCATCTTTCTCAGCAAGATATTCCCTCAAGTATGCTGTAAGGATTGTTGTTGTCCTCTTGTGAGCCTCTCGGCTTTGTCCCAATATGAGGTTGTGTGCCATAATGGCAGCTAAACTAAAACTCTTACCTGAACCACGTTTTGACAACTCAACTGCATGGTTTCCACCTTCAAACTTATTATAAAGGCCACCACTTCTTGCTTGGTCTAAATAATGAAATCTCCAATATGTAGATTCCCATACTTCAGGAAATCCCTCAACACGGGATGCGGTTCTTTTGTTGGGGTTATCTGAAGCTTTAGTAACCATCATGGGCACATAGTTGAGATAAAAATACATCAATCCTGTAACCCATTCACCATCAGAAGGCCTTACCATTCCCTCCCAGCACCTGTGTATCTCTTGCCTTATCCATTTACCAAAGGCTGAATTAGGATTCTTGTTGGGTCTAAAATCAGTATATTTTCCATACTTGATGAAGTGCAATGCAGAAGGTCTGAAATAATCCATATCCTCTAATATATGAGGATTTGCCAAATCCACTATTATTCTTCCTTTTTCATCTCTTGGTCTATCCTTAGCCCTCTGCCTCGATGGTGATATCAAATTCTTAATAAAAGGAACTGTATGCAACAGTTCCATAAACTCATCTTGTACCTCCTGTGGATATTTAGCTAAAAGTTCTTCTGTCACAGGAGTCTGAAATTCGTTGACCTCTATCTTTTCCATTGTATATATTATTTACAAACTCTCACAAAATTCAGCTATAGCTTCTACATGCAACCTCTCAACCATGTGCTTACCAGCATTTGACAAAAGCCATGCTATCTCTCTTTTGTTATCTTGAAAACCTGTTTCTGTAAGAACAGCTGGGCACTTGGTATAATTCAGAACATAGAGATTCTGCTCCCAATAACCTTCTTTAGGTACACACCTATTACCAAGCATATTCATTTTTCTTGCTCTATCTGTGAATATCTTGGCAAGTTTCCTTGATTTCTTAGAAGCGTTTGGAGACACCCTCACTGAGAAACCAGACGCTGTATGCCAAAAACCATCACCACTCATAGCATCAGTGTGAATTGACACATATACAACTTGTTTACCTTTACCACAATAACTGTTGACTACCTTGACTCTGTGTCTGAGTTCTTCTTTCTGCTCAGCCACATAGCCATACTTGTCTCTTTTTGCAGTCCACTCAGGAAGTGGCTCTGGAGACTCATAGTCAACAACTACTGAATATCCCATGTCCTCAAGCTGAAGTTTAATTGCTTCAATTCTTTCCCTTGAATAACTGTATTCCCTAAAGGAACCATCAGGAGATTTCTTCCCTGGTGTTGTCCTTAGATGTGCAGTTCCCAGCACAATCAGTATCTTTTCCTTCTCCATCTTTCAAATCACTTAAATCCACGTCAAAATGTCTTTCTGTTTTATCAATGAAAATCTTTGACAACACTTTCCACAATCTGTAGTTTTTGTCATGTATCCCCCTGCATGAACATTTGTTCTCAGCAATGCTTACAAATTGTCCTGCGGCAATCACCCCAGCAGCTACATAACTAAGTGGTATGTATATATCCACAAACACCCACTTCTGAACACTGTAGGCAAGGAGTATCACCACAAGACTCTCTATGATTGTGGGAATTGTATTCCAGAATTTATAACTCACAAATCTCGCAGGTCTCTTGTGCTTGTCAGGATATGTCTTCTTCACCCTCTTATCTAGCTCAAAAGCTGACCATGAATCATAGAGGATAAAGGCAATGGCTATAAGCATCAATGGAAAGGCAGGACTAAATTCACCCACAAACCATCCCACAGCACCGCCAACCAGCATTGATAATGTCTTAACTGTATGTTCCATTCTCTTTTACGTTTAATGTAGCAAAGGTAAAAGGGAATGGAGGCTTTTGAAAGCCAATAAGGAAAATACTAGCAAGTATGCAAACATAACACACTAATCATCTTGCTTACAAGATACCCCATGGTGTATGCAGGAGGTTCATCTTTATCCTCTACTTTGTAAGCTTTGAGCATTGCTTGTTTCACATGCTCACACTCATGCACAATAGAATTTAAGAAATCTGGCTTACTGTTGTGTTTACCAAAGACCATAACACTTGTGTGTTTTTCAAGATTACTGTATGTAAAAGCCATTGCTTTTCCATGGTATAAAGACTCAAATACCTCTTTGATGTTTTCCCAAGAGCAACCAAGGCTTCTGAGAGAAGATATAACATTGCCGAAAAGGTTGTAGTCTTCCACAATAAAGACCACAACCTTCCAGTAAGATTTTATGTTAAGAATGTGTTTTCTCATATCACATCATCCCAGTCAACAGGATTGTCCATGAACATACAATCAGCGTAGAACCTATTAAAGACATAACCCTCATCAGCATCAGCGTCATCTATGACATCTTTGATATAAAGTGCAAGGTGCATCTCATCTGGAATGGACTTTCCCAAGAAATCGGCTTTTCCCATGTTGGCGACATAGACAGCATCATACAACTTATTTCTCTCAAGAGTTACGCTGTATGAGGAGAGAATACTCTCCACCTCATCCTTTGTATAAGGCTTGATGTATTCCCTCCTTCCATTGTTCACAGTAAACATCCTGCTGACAGCTTCTTCACACAATTTCTTGTTAAAGTGACACCCATAATGATTGAGATATCTCATCATACCTTCAGGTATTGTATCATAGCTTCCAGCATTCCTGTGGTACATAATCACATCCTCCTGTTAGACTTGTAAGAACCTCTGTAGCCGAACCTTCCCTTGGGAGAATCGTCATCGTCATAATCCTCATCCTCCCTATACTCAGGCTCATCCATCTTATCCTCGATGCACTTCTCAAGCTCTTCTGCAAATCTCTTCATCTTCTTGAGTTTCCTAAGGATATCCTCATGCATCTCATTGTCTCTAAATCTTAATACTATCATAGCTTCATTCTGTTTTAACGTTCCCAGACTTAATCAGAGCAGTAAGTTCTGCCACTTGTCTCTGAAGGTCAAACAACATTTTGTCTTTTTCAGCATTAGCTTTTATCTCAGGGTTAAGCTCTTGCATTGCCTCCTCATAAGCTTTTACAAGTTTCTGATGTTTCTCAATGCTCTCAAGCACACTTTTGCTATTGTTCAACATTGCCGATACATAAGAATTAAGAGCTTCCTTGTTTTCCGCTATCACAAAAGCATTGTCACCAAAGTTGGCCACAGAGCCATTAGGTACACCTTTGAACTCCCTCCTCTCACCTGAGATACTTGCCACGATATCAACTACCATTTCAAGCCCGGGATTGAAAGAATTATACTTTGGCATAGGCACTGAAACCCTCTCTACTGTACCACTTGAAACTTTAGGGTTCCCTTTCAAGTCAAGCAGGTAAATCACACTGTTCTGAGTTAAGTTTGAAAACATAGTCCTTAAATTAAATCACGTTCAACATCTGAAGGGTGTCAGCCCATCTGTCAAAATAAACCAAGTAAATACCTACACCTGGAAGGTCTGCCACAGTCACATTGGAACCACCAGCAGATGTCACATTGCTTGTAGTGCCAGCCATTGAGAACTGCACAGGCAATGTGGTTGTAGTACCCTCAGGTATGGCTTCTGAGATATACACAAGTATCAGTCCCCTGAAAGGCCTGCCATCAAAGTCTGGAGCAAACTTGAAAGTAACAGCGGTGTCTGATACAACAACAGTCTGTGTCTTAATAGTAGGAATACCATTGATATTCACATACTGAAAAGGAAACCTTGCCATAGCTTCTGATTTTTAACCCCAGTAACTCTGTCCACAACCCCAAGGATTGAATCCTGTATAAGGGGTGTTGTTAACCGCCGTCAAATTTGGATACACCACAGGTACAGTGTTAGGTGACTTGGCAGACAAGATGTTGATTTTCTCATTCAAAGTGTTGAATGCTTGATTGAAAGCCTCAGTCTGCTTGTCATTGCTGATTTGTCCCCTAAGCTGTGTGATGATATCGCTCTGTGTATCAATCTTGTTTTGAAGCTCTCTTTCCTTCAGTTGGCAGAACTGGTCCACAATCATTGCATTCTGGTTCTGAATAGCACCGAGGATGCTATTGGTATTCCTGTCAGCCTGTGAACCTAATTGGTTGGTTTGTTGACACACTGCAAGCTGGTCTGCTGCTTCAGACTGTGCTGCCTGAAGGGTTGCAGCTGCATGGTTTGCAGCCATCTGTGACTGAAGGGCATTTGTCTGGTTACAAATAGCCAACCTGTTTTCACAGCAACACTGGCAAAGTTGCTGGCTCAAAGCAGCATTACCTGCCTGAATGGCATTCTGTACCTGAAGTCCACTCATGCCAACCTGTGAACCTACCTGAAGAATACCTGTGTTAATATTATTCACAGCGTTTCTCACTGCATCCACACTTGTGTTAGTGATTTGGGCAAGTTGTCCAAGAGCATCAGCTCTGCCATTGATAGCTTGGAGAAGCAAGTCCCTGCCCTCACTATTGCTAATCTGGTTGGCAAGATAGCTTGTACCATTGTTGTTACCAAAGCCATTACCGTTGTTACCCCACAACATCCACATGAAAAGGAACCAAATCCATGAGCCGTTTCCATTGAAACCACCATTCTGATTCAAAGCCATAAGAAGATTTGGGTCAATACTTGAAGCTGCCTTAGCAGTCTCAGGAAAAACATATACACCATTTTCACCCATGATAAATAAAGTTTTAATCTTGTTTGTACTAATGTATCCGAATACAATGCAAAATTAAAACTCCAAAAACGGCTTTTGAAACGATGTCTGAAAATAAAATAACCTGTTAACTTTCAGGTAGTTAACAGGTTAAAACGTTACTTTTTGTAATTCATCTTTATACCATCTCAATTCCTTATATCCACTGACTTTCCTTCCCTTGGGTATCTTGCCTTCTCTCACAAGCCCATCAAACTTACTCCTTGACATATTGAGAAATTCACAAGCTTGGTCTTTACTCAGTGGTTGATGGCTTATAACACTGAGGATTTCCATTGCCTCATCCTCTGTTATCTCACAGTTGTCTGCCTCAATATCCTTGGCAACTTTCCTCATAGTCCTGACTACAAGTTTTCTCAAGTCAATCATTTTCTAAATTTCATATATAATATAAGAAAAATAAACACACCTGCAATTATCATATTTACACTAAACAGAGTTCTGTCATCAAGAGGTATTCCAAAACACATGTCATAGTAGGCAATCAAATCAGATAATACCACATAATGCAAAAACATTCTGTGATACTCACAAAATCCCAATGAATAAGAAGCTCTGTAAAGAAACAGCAATGAGAGTACAGACATTCCTCCTATAAGTGAAAGCACTGGAGCATCAATGCCTGCAAACGACAATATTGTATTCAAAAGGTAAACCCCTGCAATAAGCATGGGGATTACCTTTAGCATATACATAAAGAGCTTATGCCCCCTTCTTAATTTTTCCTCCTTCACCATACCTTCTTGGTTTTTGTGTATAACCAGCTTTTGGTGTCATAGGCTTAGGTCTCTTTGTCTTTCTCTTTGTCATAATCATTCTATATTTATATTGTTAGAAACTAAATTAGCTACAACATTCATCATAAATTCTTTTACTTATCTGTATGATTACCATGCAAGTTGATATAAGCTATGATTTCTTTTAGCATTCTATTATTATCTCTTGTAAGATTGAGAAGTTCACGTTCCTCATCATAAGTCATATCATGTTGCTAAATTTCGTATTTGAAATCATCATCATATGTAATTGGAACCTCTGATGCGCACCTTGTGACAAAATTAATCATCCACTCAACAGCACACGTCACAACCTCACTACCATAAGCAGCGGGTCTGTTTGTCCAATCTATTACACCATTCATGTAAATAATATGAGCATTGCTTTCCGCTGTGGCACTCAGTTTAGCACCAAGTTCAGACGCCCACCTAGCCCTTGATGAGGCATACAAGTCACTTCTTGTATATCCGAACATCACATACGGAGTGACATTCACATTTGGAAATATGTTTGTATATCTCTGTTTCCATTTCCTTGTCGATAGTGAAATCACATCACCGCTGATGTCCAACATCTCCTGAGAGTTGACTTGGAAATACATCATGTTCTTTCCGTCTCCAGGATTGCTCGCAGAAGGAGATTGAGTGTTATGGTGGTCAATGAACACGTCTGGCTTAACAGTCTCAAGATAATGCCCTAGAATTTGTGTTGCATACTCACTTGCACCATAAGGACCAGTATATGTCTCAGTACCTTCACCACTAACAGAAAAGCCCTTTGTAGGGCAATTTCTATTCATGTCAACTCCGTTGATGTTCTTCCTCTGCCATCTATCTACACAATCAGCACCAGCGCAAGGCATGACATACAACTCAACATTCCACCTCAAGTCCTCTAAGTCCTTGTACGATGCCCACTGCTCACATATCATCTTCATCATAAGATACGTATCATATATACAAAGATACTCAGGATGTGTGCCAGCAAGAATCATAACTTTGACAGGTTTTACCCTACTTGTGGTAACGTCACCTCGCCTTGGAGCAAGCACAGGCTTGAAATTATAAGCGTAAATAGGATAAGCATTCATTGCCTCTGGCTTAGTAATACTGCTCACACCATCTGGTAGCCAACTATAACTCTTACCTTCAGCCTCACTCATAAGGTCCACCTTTGTGATATAGTCAGGATACAGTTCTACAAGGTTATCATACAAGTCGTAGAAATACGCCAGACACTCCCCGGGCTGCTGCGGATTAGTATAACTTGGATAACTTCCAGTAGGCCTTGGTGGAAGAGCTGGAAGAGTAGGGCAAGTGAAATCAAAAGTACACAACTTTCCAAAAGGAGATTTCCACTCATGCACAAAGTCATCACGCAAGATGCTGTTGTCCTTTGTAATTGCAATCCTACCCTTGAAATTAGCTCCACTTCCACTTGCTACTGCTATAGTAAGATTGATCATCTCAAGGTCTGTCCTTGGATTGACACCCGTAACCTCTGTGTCAGTAGTCCATCCATCGCCACTTGTGTTTGTCCATGCAATACCTGTACCAGTAGCCTTGTTTTTAGAGGACAACTTTATTTTCGCTCCATTAGGATTACTAATTGAAAATGACGCTGTTTTCTTGCCAATGTATGGTGTGAGGATAGTACTACTACCCTTGTTGGCATTGACATCAAAATAAGTTGAAACAGAATCTATATTATCAAGGTCAAATAACTCATTGCTGATATTCTGAACACTATTCTTGTCAGCTACATTATTCGGCTTTGTAATTGAATATGTGCCATTAAAAGCAGAAGCACTACTGCTATTACACATAATGCGCAAGTTGATGAACTCCAAGTCTGGTCTCGGATTTGATATAGTTACACTATCAGAACCAAGAGTTCCACTGAACCAAGTAATTCCAACATCTGTTGCCTTATTAGTAGCAAGAACACTTACACCAACACCATTACCACCCTTGATTGTAATCGATGCTTCACCAAATCCCAGATAAGGGATGATAATTTCCGTAGCACTCTTTGCAAGTGTAAGAGGAATGTCTATTGTCGATAGTTCATCTGTATTGTCAAGAGTGGCAACAGACTTACTGACAGATGCGACTGAATCTACGGTAGTTTCAATATCCTCCTCAATCTGTGTAAGATGTGCAACTTGGTTCTCTTTAGTGATGATGTATGAACCGTTGAAACTACTAGCCGAACTACTTGAGCATGCTATTTGCAAGTCAATCAAATCAAGGTCGGTCCTGCTGTTTGTTATTAGGACTTCATCACTGTCAAGAACACTATTGTAAAGTGTGACGTTATTGCCAGTTGCTTTGTTTTTTGCACGGACGACAATAGTGCATCCACTGCCTCCTTTTACTGTTAAAGAAAGGTTCCTTTTTCCTATGTAAGGAAGGATAGTTGTATAACCTCCACCTTTTGCCAAATAAATGGGATGTTCTATTGATATAACATTTTCTGTATCTGTAAGAGTAAGAATAGTTTCATCTAGATGTTGAATATTATCAACATCTACACTGCTATATTCAGCCATCTCGACCCAGGCATTATCATACCATAACCAGTCAGTATAACTTACACCTCCACTATTCGCTTTTCTGTATAATATATTTTCCTCACCACTTGCTGGAAGGTCATCTTCAGAACTAAGCACCACAATGTTATTTCTAGTGAGTCCTTTATAAGCAGCCCTAAGAATGTCAATAGAAGAAGCCACCTCGCTGTTCACGCTTTCCTGACTCTTACCTTTCACATAGTCATACACACCCTCAGCACTTACTACAACCTTGTTTGTAGCCTTGCTCTCTAATTCCCCTCCAATGGGGATTGTATTGTTTCCTTTCATATCTATTCCTTGTTTTAAGTTTAACTTACAACTCTGCCAAGGGCATCAACCCATACATCGCTTCCCTTGTGAATAATCTCAATGCCGTTTGTTGCACCCTCTGTAGTCTGCTTGTCAGTACAGAAATACTTGAATCCTACATAAATATTAGCAGCCGCTGGCTTATTGGCGAATGTGCCACTCCTTGTCACGCCAGCAGTAGCACCGTCTTCCTCAACCCACTTAGTCCCATTCCAAGTTAGATACTTGCCTGATGCACTATCATATTTAATCAATCCAGCATTAGATGATGGATTGGAAGGACTAAGCGTAGGTGTTACAGTGGTTATACTTGTCACGCCTGAACTATACAAATCAAGCACAGTACCATTCTTATAAGCAACACAACTACTATTATTTATAGTAAGTGTTTTGGCTGTTTTAACAGCACACAGTTTATCATTATAACCAGAGTCAAAATAACGATAACCATTAATTGTAGTATCCTTTAACGTTACATCAAACTGTGCAGCATTCAGGTAAGCCGTATATCTCTGACCAACAGAGAGGTCACAGGAATCATACACAAGTGTAGGGCTTACATCTTCGATTGCAGTATCACTAGTGTTAGTCTTGAAAGTCTGATAATACTTGTGATGTCCGTTATCATCAATAATCTTGCAGTTAGTGTAAGTCACATAATAAGCGCCAACAATAACTGCATACAAACTTTCATCAGCGTTACCATTTACGTTTATAACAGTGTCCTTAATATCTAGATACCTAGCATCTGTAGTAACAGCTTGAGGGGCTGTACCTCTAGTATCAGAAGTCATTGATATATATTTCTGCTCAAGTGTGCAGTTCTCTATAAATCTTGCTACTCTCATACACACGGAAGTACCACGGCTATTCTTTACATTATAGATACCTGGATAACATGTAATGTCACAAGGAATACCATCACAACCGTCAACATTTATTGTAAGTACTTTTGTAATGTCACTACTTAGATTAAAAGCGCAATCAGGAGTATCTGTCTTGCAATTCTTGAATAGCGTTGTCTCAGCAGTAATGTTAGCCATATAAGTGCTATATGAACTGCCTTTAGTAAATATACAGTTCTCAATAACAAGATTACATGTAGCCACAGTATTCGCCGATTCAACAATTTTGATGGCAAAAGCAGTACCCCTAGCAGTTGCAACAGCCTGAAGGTTCTCCCAATTTGTAAAACTACAGTTTTTGAAAACAACAGAATTACACACAGGTATGCCATAAACTTCATGCTCTCCAGAACCATTCCAAGAACAATTTTCAAATGTAATATTACCTGTTCCATTAATGCCAAGAAAACCACATTCTGCGGCATTGTTAAAATGAACATTTGTAATCTTGACATCATAATTACCACTCTTACCACAAAGACCATAAATGCCCCATGTGTCTAATACTACATCACCAACTTCAATATTTGCTTGATCTATAGTGAGATTTTTAAGCTCAGAACCTTGTCCTTTAATATGAATATGATTATACATCAGAGGAAGCCCTCTAGGGAATTTTGTACTATTAAGGGCTAAAGCGTCTGTTGGTATTTGTACATTATTTGAATAAATGTTAGCCAAAGAACATACGTTAAAAATAGAGTTATTAGCATCTAAAACCCTACCTTCGACCATTATCTGCTTGTATATTCCATAAATTCTAGTAGGAAGACTAATTTTAGACCCAACTTTATGTAAAAGGATATAGTCATTGATAAACGGTGAAGCATCCTCATTTTCCGAAATTGTATCCAGACCATTCCACGAAATTGATACATGGTCATTGGCCCATGTTCCATCAAGAACCACTGTAGTTCCAACAGGTGCCTCAGCAACACCAACACTACCATTTAGAGTGTAACCTTTATATCTATTTACACTCTTCTTAAAAATAAGAGCATCTTTAGCATCAATTACAGTTTCGTTACCTATAAGTATACCATTAGCAATACTACCACCAGCGAATTTAAGTATACAATTATTAGGTATAGTTACACTCTCACCATCAAGGTCATAAGCATAATCAATCTCAAAGATAATATTGCCATCCGTGTAACTTTCAACCACCTCTTTGAAATCATCACCTTCCTTGAGTATAACATAACCTTTCTGAATGACCTCATCAGTCACCGCATCTCTCTTCATAGGTCTGTTCTTCAAGGCAATCTTGCCCTGCTTCTCACCCTCTTGTATAACCTCTATTGTCTCCTCATCAGCAATGGTCTCTACTTTCTCCTCAGTGTCATCAGTCTTTGTCTTGATTGTGATGACCTCCTCAATAAGATGAGCGATGTAAGAGTCCGTATCATACTGAATGTCGTTCACAACAAGCTCAATATTACCAGCCTGGTAAGTATTGCCAGAAGCATATACAGAGTATTCAACACCAGCTATTGTGGCAGTATCAGCAATAGCGAAGGGAACCTCAAATCCACTCATTGTAATAGACGCTGGCACGACATTGCTTCTACAGATGATATAAATGTAATCTCCTGCATTAGGGTTCAGGAAATAAGTTCCACTCAATGAAGAAGCACCTACATGCTTATAAGAAGGATTAGCCAAGACAGTGTTATAATCAACACCTGTACCAATCCAAAAGTCATAACTTTCCTTAATATCCCAAAGTCCTACATACTTAATACCATTGACATCAGCCTCACATCTATAAAGACCAGTACCACCATTACTTATTGTAAAGTGATAAGGGAATGATGTTGCATTGTGATGTGCAACTTGAACACCATCCTTATAAATGTCAAGCATCACAGTACCACTTGCATTGATGCAATCAAAGGTAAAACCAACATCTCTTGTCTCACCTGCTGGAATGACTTCAATATCACCTTTGAAACTGATTGCATTCTGCATTGTTGAATAGTACTGATTGAGAAGTTCCTGAAGAGTATTCACATTGATGGCATTCTTCTGAACATCATCCCACAGATTCACAAATACAGGATCAAGATGCTCTCTCTTGATGCTTCCTTCTCTTATTTTAATCTTGAGTTTCTTAGGGTCATCCTTGAGCATTGAACTCCCTATTTTTCTTGTATTGTCCATATCCTATTTGTTATACTATTTCACAATTTCAATATACTTTCCATTTCCCTCACTGATGTAAGGATTCTTCTCCACAACATCAATACGCAATACTTTGTGCTTCTTCTGAAACCATCTGAAAAGAAAGAATTTTTTTGGAGGTCCTACAGTCTCTTTCTTTTCTGACACCACTATATACTTTTCACTCTTAAAAGAGGGTTTAGTGACAATGGTAGATGGATAAGAAAGAGATAATTTCAGCTCATACCACTTATCTTTCAACAGAGTGTCCACCTTTAGATTCTCTACAAACACAGTGTCAATAAAGTTAACAGTATCAACTTTGGTGGCTTGTGAGGAGATATAGGTAATAGAATGCAGGTTTTTGTCTTTCACTTTCAATTCTTTCCTTATGTTATCCATCTCCCTGAGTATGGAATCCTGAAAATAAGAAAGTTGTTCCACAGTCAGCTTATAAGCTGCTACATGGTTCTTTGATGATGCCAGCTCACTGTCATAAGCCTTGATGTTCTCCATAGCCACAGAGTACTTCCTTTCCATAGTATGACTTGTGGTATAGAACACCAGCACAAGCACCGACAAAAGAACTATCACAAATGTCTTCAAATTCTCCATGATGTTGTTTTTCAGCAAAGGTAAGTATATGAAAAAAGAAGAGCAAGTGTATAAGTAAAACACTTGCCCTTCCATAAAACATAAGTAGTATGGCAATTATCTTATGTTCACCACATTTCCGTATTCAGGGTAATCGTTCCTTGCTTATAAGTTAGTGTTCCTTGCTTATAAGAAAGGTTCACTATCATATAAGAAAGGAAGTTTTTACACAATTAACTGTGATACAGTGTTTTATGTAAAAACTCCCTTCTTTCTTTGAAAACTTCTCAAAACTTACCTAATAGCAAACGGTAAATCAGACATTGAAAACAGGTTTGAAAGCAAATGCCTCAGGCAATTTGCCTCGGCTTCATCACCTGTGGTAACACAATTGTTGTAATGTTCTGTAACCTCTGTAATCGGATAAACCTCTGAGGAACCTTTCTTAATGTAGCCCAACGTTGCTGTCACCCTATGGTAAGCTTTTACACCACTAGGTATCTCATCTGAATAATTAGACACCACTGTGATACCAGTGTCACGCAAAGTCTCTTTCATCCAGTCCTCAAGACCAGACCTAATAAGTTCTAAAGTTCTCATGATTCAATAAAGTATTAAGTTAATATTAAAACGTCAGACACCATCCAGACCATCATCAAACAAGGTCTTTTCCATTGACCCTCTTGCTTCAGTCTCATGTATCTGTTCAAATACCATTTTCTCAGTTTTGTTCAATTTCTCTATCAACTCTGGAAGAACCTTCAAGATGTTGGATATCTCCTTAATGTCCTTCATGTCACTTATCTCTGTGTCCCTTAGTTTTTCCCTCAGCTTTGATACCACCAACCTTGTATCCTGAAGAAGCAAAGCTGACTCTGGAAGGAATGTGGAATAGAAGCTTACTGCGTCTTTCAGCAACTTATCAGGTTTCCACGAAGCAGGCAAACCCTCACTTCTAGCAATAGCCTCACTCCTGTCATCGTCATTAACTATGTACTGGTAATCTGACCTTGGGTCAGCAAAGAAATAAATGTAAGCCAATTCCATCTGAGCCTTGTCTTTTCCTTTTGACTTATCTCTTTCCCAAATTTTCTTGAACGGAGACAACTTCAGTGCCTCTGGTGATACAACCACCTCATAATTCTCATATTTGAATAACCTAATCATAAGCAAAATTATCAAATTAAAGTGTCAAAATAAAACATATTGAGTTAATTAAACAAAAAAAAGCCAATAACTTCACAGCCACTGGCTTTCAAAATTACTAACCTAACTAATACTAAAATTGAATCGAAAAGAAATTTACATCCTGAACTTTTTCTCTTTTGGTAATATGAGCTTCTTTGTAGGAACTTCAATCAGATTGTCCTCATTGTCATACACAACCTCATCAAAGTCCTCCAATATATACTTTACATCTCTTTCGTCAATAAAGAAACAAGTCTTCGGAAAACCATCCTTGTCATCAATGTCAACCTCATCGAGATGCAATTCCACTACAGGATTTTCCCTGTTGAGTGCTTTCACTGAATTGGGATCTTCCTTGAACTTGGCGTATCTGTAATAATTCACCACCACTACATCACCAGGTTTTACTGACTCCACACCATCAGCCACAGCTACAACTGTCTGATAATCCTTGATGTCTCCCTTGACAGCCACGACTATTCCAGCCTCATTCTTAACATCATACCCATAAACATCCTTAGTTACAAGTATCTGATGAAATGTTGGTTTTACTTTTCTTATCCTTAACATACTTCTTGTAATATTCAAGTTTTTTGTTGTAGGCTTCCACTTTGTCAGCCCCTGTGTAAAGTTTTCCTATATAAGGGATATTGAAACAGAATGCGCTCTCACTCACATTCTCTGGAGTCATGGAAGTTGCTCTGTCATGAATGAACTTCCAATAACTCCTGTAGATTAAGGATGCGTCACTTGTACTTATCCCCAGTTTCCTTGCTGCCTTTTCCAGCACTCTTTCTATTATCTCCTGCATTGAACTTGAAATAAACCATCAGTCCCACACCATCTTCATGTACATGAGGTATGAGCTTCAAGTGAATCCTGCCATTCTTGAGAACACCATTCTTTCTGAATCTACTCATGATTACCTGAAAGTGTTTTGGTGTCACACCACATGATTTCCTCACTTCTCTCTTGGTATCCTCATTCATCAGCACAGTCTCAAGCAGGCTGCTGTCACTGATTACCTTCTCAAGCTCATACCTCTTCTTCAGGAAGGCTGCAAGCAGTTCCATCTCCTTGCTCGTCAAATGATGCAAGGGTTTCAGGAACTGGACCCAAAGCTTGAAGAAGTCCCCTTCAGGTGACACATCAAGCCCTGAGCCAGAATCAATCACCAGTGCATTTGTAACACCTTCCACAGCCATAAGCTTACTCCTTGGTTTCAGTTTCTGTTTCAGCTTGTTTCCACATCAATTCAACGTTGCTCTGAACCTTGCTGGCACACTTGTCAACAAATGCAGATTCAAAGTACTCAGCCTTGTCAATCACTGACAAAAGCAATCCGATTTCATTGATGTTCTCAATGATGCGCTTTGCTTCATTTAGCTTCTGACCCAGCACATTCACCTGATAATTCAGATTCCTTGCCACTTCTTCAAGCTGTTCATAGGTGAGCTTAACTGGTTTGTCATCCTTCATCTGGACAACTTTCTCTTCTTCTTTTTTCTTTGCCATTGCCTTAAAAGTTTTATATGGTTAAACAATATCTGTATCAAACCAGTAAGGCCATTTGCGCTCCCTCTTGACTATAAAATCATGCCCATACCTTTTCCTGTACATCTCCTTCCACTCATCAAAAGATGCCTCTGCTGTTTCAGAAGTACCACAATCACCACAGTACCACCTGTCAGGCAGATTAGGAAACTGCCTTATGTTTAGTGACAGACACTGTTTGCAGTAATATACAGGCTCGTTGTCATAATCTTCTTTTGTCATCCTAAAAACAATCTTTACATGATTCACAGCCAAGAGGGAGGCTGAAGTCCTTAACACACTAGCAAAGTTAGTGAATGATTTATACGACATAAAATGAAAAAGTTAAATAATGAACTCATTCACATTATTTAACGCATAAAAATAACATAGGAGTAAGATGTATGTTAATTTTGTAATCAACAAAAATAACAACCATACAGCAACCAACAATAATAAAAATAAAGGAAAGTTATTGTAATTCAAACAGTTCCTACGCTTTCGCCAACAGCTTTAATCACAGTTTACTTAAAAATCGTATCACTATGATGTTGAAAGAAAAACATCTGTAAATAACTGTTATTCAGATATGTTTATTACTCTGAAGGCTTAGGAGAGAGGTAGAGGATGAAAACATCTTCAAACTATATCCTGCAACCAATAGTGCAACCACAGAGCAACCATGATAAAGATAATAACAAGAAAAGACAGAAATGGATTGTTCCTCTACATAAGTAGAGGAAAAGAAAGAATGACTATATCTACAGAAATAGAAATAGACAACACCGAGAACTTCAAGGATGGAAGACTTGGGAGGAGAGAAAGGCTTTACAGGGAAAAGAACAAGAGAATAGAGGAAATCATATCAAAAACAAACATCATACTTCTTGAAGAGAAGGCTTGGGAGAGAGTGAAAGAAAGGGTGCTTATAATGCTTGGCAAGAAGAAAGAAAGAAGCACAAACCTAAGTTCATGTATAGAGGAATACTCAGGAACAAGGAAAGGAAGGACAAGGGAACTCTACGAATACACTATGAGGAAAGTAAGGAGTTTCAAAGATGTTGATTCAAGGCATGTAAGCATTAAATGGCTGATGGCTTTTGAGGAGTATTGCTCAAGGACAATGAAAATCAACGGATATGCCATACACCTTAGAAACATAAGAACTGTGCTCAACTGGTTAATAGACTCTGGTGAAGAAATAGAATACCCGTTTAGAAAACACAAAATCAAGAGAGAAGAGACAAGGCACAGGGCTTTGGAGAGAGAAGAGGCGTTGGATATTATACGGAAAGACTGTACACCAAAACAAAAGGTTTACAGAGATTTCTTCCTCCTGAGCCTTTATTTGGTAGGCATCAATCCAAAAGATTTGCTTTTACTAAAGCCTTCAGATATGGAAAATGGAAGAATAAGGTACAGAAGACATAAGACTGGAAAGCTGTTTGACATTAAAGTTGAACCAGAAGCACTACACCTTATTTATATATACAGTGGAAAGAAATACCTACTCAACTTTGTGGAAACAAGCAAAGATTATCTCCATTTCATCATGGCATGTGACAGGGGGCTTGGGAGAGTGAAAAAAGGGCTCAGCTTATATTGGGCAAGACATACATGGGCAACATTGGCCTACAAAGCAGGTGTAGATAAAGATACCATAAGCCTTGCATTGGGACATTCATTTGGAGTTAGTGTTACAGACATCTACATTAGGTATGACACTTCAAGAATTGACACAGCAAACAAAATGGTACTTGACTATATAAAACAATCACCTGCTTTCACAAGCAAGTGATTGGGAATGAACAATTTTTAATTTTAATTGACAATATCCATCTATCTAAAAAGAGTAGCGGGGAAGGGATTCGAACCCCTGACCTTCAGGTTATGAACCTGATGAGCTGACCACTGCTCTACCCCACATTGTAAAAAACAACCCTGACGGGTAATTATCAGGGTTGTCTTCAAGAGGCTGTAAGGAAGCTTGGGCACCAGCCTCTCTTTTCTTTTCCTCTCCAGAGCCATTTCTCTGGAGGTTATATCTCTTGCATCCCTCTTATACTCACTAAGTAATAAGAATGTAACTACTATGTAACTACTATGTAACTCTAATGTAACTCAATTCCTTGTTTACCTTACTGTTAATCACCTATGGATACATTTTAGTTTCCCTGAGCTTCGATTCCTTGGCTCAGTCACCTCTCCAGAGGCATTAGCAGTAAGTTTTTTCAGCAACCGCGGTCAAACTAGAACCCCAAGCTTCAACTGGCCCTCTACCTTCCTTTGGTGTGAAGAAGTTGCCTTATAAACAAACCTTTTGTCCTACCATGCACCTTCACTCTATGTTTGAGTATTCCTTACTCTGAGCTATCTAACACGGCTTCTCCTTTACTCTGATTACCCTCAAGGGTGTAACAGGAATCAGCTCTCCAGCTGTTAGGAACCTGTTGGACAATGCAAAGTTATACATAAGAAACATCATTTGCAAGAAAATGCGAATAAAAATTCATTTTTTTTTATTTTTTTTTGAATTTCAAAGCATTGTGAAAACACAAGCGTGGAATTTTTTATTTACAGATTTTTTTAATTATGGTTGTGCAAGCGTGGGATAGCTTACCAATACCCTCCCAGCAGTTGGAGGGAGGGTTGGGTCCCCCCTTTCTCCTTAAAGAGAATTTGGACCTGCAAACAAACTAAATATAAACGCTTATGGCAACTATCAACTTTATGGGTAGAACTAACGTCTCCAAGTCTACCTCTGAACAGTATGGAGACTCTTACATCGCGCAAGGCACAGGCCTTCGCGAGTATCTGAAGGCTTTGAATTGCGGATACGATGTCCGCAAAAACAAAGCGGGGCATCATTGCTTTTTCCTTGTTAGCTCTGACGGCAAGGAAGTTGGAAGAACCGCTGTGTCTGCCAAACTGGGAGAAGTGACAGTTGCGTCTGTGAAAGCAGACGCAGACAGACTTCAAATTGCTGAAGTCTGGGATCAGAAGACCTATGATGGTCTTCTATCTCAGTACAACGCTTGTCTCCAGCAACTTGTTGCAAGTGGTTTCTCTCAGGAAGACGCTGCAAAGGCTCTGACCAACCAAGGTTGGTCAGTTGAGGAAATCCAGAACCGCTCTTGGGTTCCAACCCTTTGCAGAAAGGGTGACGGAGGAGCTCCTTTGACATGCAACAGGCTCTAAGCCTGTTGCTATTCTCAAAACCCTGACACTTCCTGCCCACAGGGAGTGTTGGGGTCTCTTCAAAAACCCTATTGAAAAACATAGGTTGACAGCATGGAATAGACAGCATTTCCCCCAATCACGGAATCAAATAGAATAATAGTCGCATTGCACCTCATTAGATGCAATATCCGTAAAATCTATTTGGAGGTTCGAATCCTCTTGGGGGAACTAATAGTGGTTGCACCCTGGAAGGCATTAACCACTTTAATATCGTGAGTTGCCTTATCCTACGCATTAAGTTAATGCCTGTTCTTTTGGTGGTTTTCCAACAAAGTTACCGTGAAAACCACCATTATTTTGTCCATGAGTAGGGCGCCTAATGCTCATGGATGTTTCCTGCCCAATCCGAGAATGGGGACACACAATAGCCATGGTTACACAATCCTTGATGTGTGACACCTCACACAATAGTTTATCTATTATAAGTGAGGTTGAGGGCAGTGAAACTTTATGTTGGCAAAAAACCAAACAATATGATATTCAAACTGAAGTACACTTGTGAGGACTACTTCCACTACATGGGAAAACACAATTATCCATGCAGATATGGACTTTATAGTAGTCTGATACGAAATGAGTTTGAAGAGATAAGAAACCTACACTTCAAAGTGATACCTTGCAAAAACAAAAATATCTATGAAGTGAGAAGATTCAGAGTTTCTTGTACTGTAAAAGTACAAAGAGAAGAAGACCTGAAGAAGGTAATTCAGCGCTATGAAAACGTGGGTGCAGATTATCATGGATTCTCTTACAAACTCATCAAGAGGTGAGCATGGCTCTTAAATCACAGGTAGCGCTGTGTGCCTCAACTAATAATCTGGCAATAGGATCCTAAGGATAGCCAGAATCCCATCTAAGAGGATCAACTCCCTGTGAATGCTCATGATGTTAGGTCATCGTGAGTGTACAGGCACTCCCTGTCTGCAAGAT